TAGAAATAAATAATGTATGGCGTACTTCAAACTAATTACCTTTAATGGGATTGCTCCACAAGTAGCACCCAGACTTTTAACTAATGAAATAGGTCAGACGGCTACTAACACTGATTTAGATCGTGGGGTACTAACTCCAACTACAGCAAATAGCACTATTGCTACCCTTAACCAACAAGCTAGAGCTGGTCTGTACCGCTACGATTTTGGTGGTGCTGTTTATAATTTAGAGTTCACTAACGCTGTTAATGTACAACCAGGGCCTATTGCAGATGATGCTTTTGATCGTTTGTATTGGACTGGAGCAGGTTTCCCACAAATGGCTAGTTCTACAGAACTCCTGGCTTCTGGCTCGGGTGCGTACCCAAGAAGTTTTTTTAGGTTAGGTATACCAGCACCAGCAAATGCTGCAAGTACAAGTATAACTGCTGGTAGTGATGATGGTACGCAAACTCAATATAGTACTTCCTATGTTTATACTTTTGTTTCGGCTTTTGGAGAAGAAGGCCCCCCTTCACCTGCTTCTACAGTACTAAGTAAAGTAGACGGACAAACGGTAACTATATCTGGTATGGATACTTCTACTAGTAAGAGTAACACTAACCTAGCTAATAAACGTATCTATAGATCTAATACAGGGTCAAACACAACTAACTTTCAATTTGTTAAAGAAGTATCTTTAGCCACTGCTAGCACTACCGATGCTTTAAATAACGATGCGTTAGCAGAACTTATCCCTAGTACCTTCCACATCGCACCACCAGATGATGACAGTAGTACTTATCCAAATGGTCAAATGTTAGGTTTGACAGCTATGGCTAATGGTGTTTTTGCTGGGTTTACTGGTAAACGAATTTGTTTTTCTGAACCATTTTTACCACATGCTTGGCCCGTAGCTTTTCGTATAACTCTTGAAGAAGAGATTGTTGGTATCGCTATGGCAGGACAAATGTTATTTATAGCTACAAAAGGTACACCTTACATGGCTGCAGGTACAGACCCACAGTCAATGAGTGTAGTACGTATGGAAGCAGCTCAAGCTTGTTTAAATAAAGAGTCTTTAGTTGATATGGGTGGTTTGGCTATCTATGCTTCACCCGATGGTCTAATAGGGGTCTCTGGTAGTGAGATAACTATACTTACCGAAGGTTTAATTACTCCAAAACAATGGCAAGCTCAGTATTATCCCGCTACTATTAAAGGTTTTCTTTGGCAGGGTAGGTATGTAGGTCAATATTATGATGGTTCTAACTATGGTGCTTTTTTATTTGATCCGCGTGGCGGTAAAAATGCTTTAACTAACCTTAGCTCTATAGCTACTGGCCATGCTCAAGGTGGTTTTACTGACCCAGACGATAATGAACTGTACCTTATTGATTACGACTCTGGTGGTGGTAACGCACAAGTTGAACTCTTCCAGGGCAGTACAACTAACAACACTCAAACGTTTAAAACTAAAGAATTTGTTTTACCCAGGCCCACTAGTATGAACTTTGTAAAAGTAGAAGCTGACGCATACTCTGGATCAGGTATAACGGTAAAAGTTTTTGGCGATGGTGCAGAAATTTTTGACGCTACAATTACTGCTTCAGGATCGGTGTTTAGTGTCACAGGTTCTGCACCTACCTCTTTTGGTGCTACTACGATTATTGAACCTATTTTACGACTACCTACTGGTGTACATAAAACTTATGCAGTAGAAGTATCAGGCGCTCATACTATTAATGAAATTTGTATTGGGGAATCTATTGACGAATTAAGAGGTATTTAATGGCTACTAAAGAAACTAAATTACCTGCTATCCCTCCTATTCCGTCTAATGTTGACCCACAATTAAAAACTTACTTAAGTGCTGTTGATGAGGCCTTAAAAGTAAGGCTAGGTAGAGTAGGTGATCCAAAAGATAGAGCAATTACAGTACGAGAACTTATTGATTCTGGACTAGCAGAGAACTTTTTAGAAGAACCTTTTAACCTAAATGCTGGCACGCCACCTAATACTTTTATACCTATTGATGGTTTAGTTGATTTAGCAGTACCACCGGACGTTACTAGCTTTTCAGGCACAGGGACATTCCAAAAAATTATATTATCTTGGGATCTAGCACAGTTTGGTAACTTTGCTTTTACTGAAGTATGGCGTCACACCAGTAATAATTTAGGTAGTGCTACCCGTATTGATACAACTAGAGCACAAGTTTGGTCAGACACAGTAGATTTTGATTCTAATTTTTATTACTGGGTACGGCACGTATCTACTTCTAATATAGTTGGACAGTTTGCTGGTGCTGTTAACGTTACTACTTCTAAAATTACTGACGCTAATGCTGATACAGTTATTTCTGCTGGTGCTATAGATGCAACAGAAATAAAAGCTGGAGCAATTACTACAGATAAAATAGCTGCTGATGCCGTTACCGCTGCAAAAATAGGCACAGGTACTATTACTGCAGCTTCTGGTATTATTGCTGACGCTGCTATAACTACAGCTAAAATTGCTGATGCAAATGTAACAACAGCTAAAATTGCTGACGCTAACATAACCTCTGCAAAGATTGGTAGTGCAGCTATAACTACCGCTAAAATTAATGATGCAAACATAACTACTTTAAAAATAGCAAATCAGGCAGTATCGGTTCCCGCTACTGTCCAAACATCTGCATCTACAGCAACAACCCAAACCAACTCACATACTTTTACTGTGAGTTCAGATGATGTGAGTGGTGGTAATACAATTCAATTGGTTGGATGGCTAACATTTTTTAGTGTGCATTTGGACACAGGAGGAAGTCATATTGATATCGCAGTGAATGGAAGTCAAGTTGCCACTTTTTATCAAAATTCATCTGGGGGTGTTACACCATTAATAAATATATGTGCAAGTTGGTCACAGTCAGTATCAACTGCAGGCACTTACACCTTACAATTTGATTGTCGTGCTAACCCTAATAGAACAAGCCAAACAACTAGTGGCTCTATTGGCACTTACTTTTTTGCAAAACGATGAAATATTTTGTTATTTATTTAAAATCTACAGGAGCAATAATACGTTGGGGTTCAAACCCAGCTTTAGATATAAGTGTTTTAGAAACTAGCACCGAAGCCGCACTTGAGGTAGATAGTAATGAAGTAACTAGTGATACACATTATGTTGATAGTGGTTCTTTAGTAGCTAAAACAACTAAACCATCTGAATATCATAAATTTAATTACACAACAAAACAATGGGAAGCTGATACACCGCACTGCCTTATGCTTTTAAGAATTGATAGAGATAATCTTTTGAGTAAATCAGATTGGACACAAGTTTTAGATTGCCCGCTTACAGATAATAAAAAAACAGAGTGGGCTACTTATCGACAACAATTAAGAGATTTACCTTCAAGTTATTCTAATTTAAGTAATTTAGCAGATGTTACTTGGCCTACAGCACCAGAGTGATATTATATAAAGAACAGCAACTACAATTAGTTTATGATGAGTATCGTAAATTGCATATTAGGAAGAATGTACCTTTTTTAACTTTAGAGGACTTTAGAACCTTGTATGAATTTATGGCACATGAATTTTATATTGTTGACGACACTTAGTCTTTGTATTTTAATTTTAATAGCAGAGAACTCTAATCCTGATGGTATGAAAAAATTTTGGCGTTATGTAGCCAAAGGTTTAAAAAAATACTGGAAAGCATTAAAAGAGTGGGAATCTGGTAATTAGGTATTGTATAATATTTTTAAATGAAAAAACTTCTCTCCTTAAGTGGCTGGATGCTACTCGGAGTTATAGGAGGTATGTCAATAACCGTTCAGGCAGCACAAACAGGTGACTGTACTATGGGTACACAGTATTGTGAGGGTAATAGTTTAAACACTACTAACTCTACTACTACGACAAATACCAATACAAATAATAATACAAACACGAATAATAATACAAATGTCTCTACTAACACTAATACCAACACCAATTCAAATACTAATATTAATACTAGCAATAGCACTGTTAATTCTACTGCTACTCAAACTGTAACAAATACTAATACTAATAATTCTACTAATACTAATACCAGCACCAGTACTAGTAACGTTAGTACCAGTAATCAAAACGTAAACACTAATAACAATACTGCGACTAATACTAATAACAATACATCTACTTCTACACAAAAAATAGAACAAGATATTAACTCACCACCTGCTTCTGCTATTGCACCTAGCATCATGTCTTACTCACAAGATTTATATACTACTGGTGTGTCAGGGGCGTTCCAGGGTCAATTGTTTGGGTTTTCTACGGGTAAATCTGTACGAGATGAAAACTGTGAACGACTAAAATTATCTAAATACTTATATGACACTGGCATGAAAGTAGCTTCAGTAGCAATACTTTGCCAAGACTCTAGAGTATTTAAAGCTATGGAAATGGCAGGCACACCTTGTCCATATATGGGTAAGATAGGAGAAAAAGCAACAGTAGCTTGGTCTAGTAATATGAAAGATCGTCCTGACTACATAGAACAAAAAGCAAAATACATAGCCAGTTGTACCAAAACTAAAACAGTTAAAGGCATAAAGAAAAGCAGACGTACGTGTGAAAAAGAATTTAGTAATTCTTAGTCTTTTAATTAGTAATTTTTCTTTTGCTAATTACATTTACGAGAACAATCAACCACTATTTGATTTAACCACTCAAGTAGACGCTACTAATTTAAACTCTGGAGACGACTCATTATCTAACGCCTTCGATTTAAATTTTACTTTTAATTTTTACGGCGAAGGCTTTACTTCAGCGCGTATGGCCACCAATGGTTGTCTGCATTTTGGTTTAGGTACAGGTAATATTAATTACAATAATTATTGTGGTGACTACACTCCTGATCCATTACCTCAGTATGACAATACTTTGTTTCCCTTTTGGACGGATTTGATAAGAGATAACAACTCTAAAATGTTAGCTAAAAATTTTTCTGACAAAACTGTGTTCGGTTGGTATGACTTGCGCGAATACTATCGAGACGGCTCTGATAATAGTTTTGAAGTAGTGCTTTGGACTAACTCTACTTTTGATTTTAGATACGGAGCTTTAGATATTATTCAACATGACGTTTTAATTGGAGAACAAAAAGACTCTAACAATTATTACGAATATTTATTTTATGACGAGTGTAACACTGGCACCACTAACTCTAGCGCTTGTGTTAGTGTTGATTGGAACAACTCTATTATGAACTCTACTTTAGAAAATGGTGGTTCGCTTTATGGTGATGGCGCAGGCAACACGCTCGATTGTTCTAACCCACTCAACGACACTAGCTGCCCTGGTTACTGGGAAGCGTTTGACGATCAACAGTGTGACTTAGATCCACAGTACGCACCCTTTTGTCCAGGCTATAGATTTGAACAAGACATTGGTTACTTTGTTATGGAAGAAGAGTTTGACTATGGTTTTGTCGACGACCAAGAACTTATGGCCATGGGTACTTTTATTGAAGAACCAGAAGTTTTCTTTTACGAAGAAGAGGTATTCTTTGAGCCAATCTTTGTCGAAGAAACTTTCTTTGAACCAGTATTTATTGAGAGTCCTTTTCGTCAAGAAGAAGTATTCTTAGATCCTTTGCCAGAGTTTTATCCTGAACTGCCCGTAGAGCTAATTGCATTTAGTCCCTTTGAACAACCTTTTGAGTTAAGTCTGCGTATTGAAGAAGAGCCCATACGAGAAGAAATTATTGAAGAAATATTTGTTGAAGAGTTTGAAGAACTAGAAGAATACTTTGAACCAGA